GGATTGCACGAAACCCTTAACAATCACGCTACAAAAATAGAATTAATGCAAAAAGATTTAGAACAAAATTCTGAGTTTAGAATTAAATATCCAAGAGGTGAATTAGGTCAGTCATCTGGAGAGGCGGAGCTCTTCATGTTAGTAGAACACATGGCAGGTTTAATTGAATCTATGGATGAAGAACTTAAGGGTATGAGAAATAATAAAATTAATATAGACTTTTTAAAAGAACAAGTAGCTAAGTTACAGATTGATGTAGAGAAGTTAATTAGAAACGGTAACGGAACACACTAATGAAAACAAAAAATAAATTATCAAAATTTGAATGGGTAAAAAAGAACATAGTAATTGTACCTGTGGTGGCTGCAATACTAGCCGGAACATTTACATCAGTTAGATATGTATTAAGTTTAACTGACACTATTGAAGCAAATAAACAAACCATCGTTAATTTACAAAGAGACTTAACAGTAGCAGAAGATAAGTTAACAGAGGTTGCTACAAGATTATCTGCAGCTGAAGCAACTTGGGAGATGGCTGAAAACTTATATAGACAATTAGCAGACCAGGTAAGAGAACATGCGTACGATATTAAAGATCTTAATCGTTAGTTTTTTATTTATTACAGCAGCCGAAGCACGTAATGAATACCTAAACGATGGCACAAACTCATGTGACCAAGGTAGTTGGGAAGCATACTCAGAAGTTAGACAACATGAATATAAAACAGGCACAAACGATGAAAGTCAAACACAAGTGTTAGGTTTTAGATGGAGAAAATCTATTGGTCCTGTATGTGATGAAGAGTTTGCAGAAGAACAAAGACTAAAACAAAAATTAAAAACACAGTTAGAACTTGTTAAAGAATGTAAACGAGTTCCTAGAATTAACCCACCACCACCCGCGTTTGCAGAATTAATTAATATGTGTGTACAAATAGGTGTTATGTCTTCTGATTCTTTTGGTGGTAGAGATTTTGATCCAAAGATAAGTTATTGGACAGAATTAAAAGAGAAGTACATGAAAGAAAACCCTGATATTATTACATTAGATAACTACGAGGAGAAAAAATGATAGAAATGGTATTTGCGCTCCTATTATTACAGGACCACAAAATTATAGAACACCGTTATCATAAGTCGTTAAGCTCATGTCTTAAGGCTAAACGTTATGCTATGAAGGACAAGTCTAGTAAAGATAGAGTGGTATATAAATGTATACAATCTAAGGCAAACGTGGAAGTATACATGGGTGAAAAGAAAATTTTATCATTAATATTAGATTGATGCAAAAGCCTAATAAAAAACGTAATCCTGTGGCACGGCAACTTAGACATTTTAAGAAAAAAGTGATAAAGAATAAGAAAGCTTATGACAGAAAAAAACTCAGTAACATTTAACGCAGAGATTGTAAACGGACAATGTCCAACATGTAATGAGAATACTATGTTAGTCAGTATAGCGTCTGATTATTATAGATGTGTTACATGTGGTTCAGATTTACAACAACATATTAATGGTAAAATAAGTTATTTACCAACATTTTCAGCTAAATCACTACAATCAAGAACAGATAAATTATTCGGACATGAGTAAAAAAAAATCTTTGTTTGGTGTAAACACGTACAGGTTTAGAACACCAAAGAAAAGACCGGGAAGACACAAGAAAAGCCTTAATAAACATACAAAAAGAATGACAAAAAAATATCGTGGTCAAGGCCGTTGACAAACATCCCTAAGTATCCTATATTGGATATATGAAAGAAAAAGTAATAACAATAAAAATAAAAGACGGTAGCTCAAAACAATACTCCACTTTATTATTAGAATTAAATCTAATGAAAAAAGCGTGGAAGTCTTACGGTGTTGATATGCAATTATCTGCACCTGGACTTAAAAGTGCAATAAATTGGGGTACGAAGAAACATGACAAACCTTGAAGAAATAGATAGGATAGCTAATCTTTGGAATAAAATAAAGGAGTTGTCCTATGGCAAAAACATTAATAATACTAATACTACTGTTCGATGGAACGTTAGTAAAAGAGAAGTACGATTTGGTAAGACCGATGGAAGTGCATGAGTGTTTAATGTTTGGAGACGACCACAGGGAAGCAATATCAACGTACAATGATACAAAAGGTTGGGTTTTAAATGATGGTAGAGGTACTATTCAAGGTTTTATTTGCGAGTAGTGTAATACTACTTTTATATTTACCAATAATTTTATTATTAATTATGTGGAATAATGAAACACCTACCCCGTTAACTAATAAGGGAAAAAACGAAGTAGGTAAATGGTGAGAAGATCTAAGCCTTTACCATAATCCTGCCACATTGTCAAATAGTCTGCTCCGGCACACAAACAAACCTAATGTAAATACCATGTTTGTTAGCTTCATCTTTACCTATCTCTTCCATTTTAGATATAGATTGTTCGTAACCAAGCATCATACAATCATAAGAATTATCAAAAGTGTCTGGCCATGGATACGGATCTATACACGTACCAGCTACCTGTGAACAAATAATTAAACTTAATAAAAATTTCATTGACAATCCTATAATATCACCTATATTAGGCTCTTAAATTATGAAAGGAAACAAATGACTGACATGAGTAAATACAAAAATGTTTCACTAACAAAAGAAACATATGCTATTTTAGATAAGTTGTCGAAGGTATTATTGCCCGATGCAAAATTATCTATATCTAAAACGATAGAAGCAATAGCAAACGAGAAAGCAAAAAAGTTAAATGGCAAAATTAAAGGCAAATAAAGTGAAGAAAATTATTTGCCCTACGTGTAAGGGTAATGGTTTTGTTAAAGTCGCAACACTAGAATTTGGTGATACAACCCACCAATGTTGGGATTGTGATTCGGAAGGAGAATTTTATGAAACAATTGAAAGTGATAATGATATTGACGACGGTCCTGGTTCTAACAAACTGCACTAGAATAGAGTTTGATAGCTTTGATCCAACCACGTCAACTTTGAAATGGATGATACAGAATGAAAAAAAGTGATGCAGCATATCTAGCTGGTTTGTTTGACGGTGAGGGTTGTATAACTTACAAACAAAAAATGAAACAAAGAAGACCGGTTGAAAAAGCCTATCCGACATGGGATATTAGAATGGAAATTAACATGACCCATCAATCAGTTATAAGATTAATACATGAAATGACTGGTGTTGGTACCGTTACTAAAAAACCACCGGGTAAAGGTCAACTTGGTAAAAAAATGCAGTGGCGATGGAGATGTGGATATCGAGATGCATACAAAGTATGTTGTCACATAGCACCACATTCACATGTTAAATTAGATAAAGTGCAAAAAATTATTAACCACTATGCTAATAAAAAAACTATGAATGGTAAAGTAGTAAATCTTCAACATTATAAACTATGGATGAGCGCAGAATGAAAGTAAAAAAAGAAGATTACGAAAATATTTATGACTGTATTGTAACGGGTCAAGTGCCAGTAGAGGTTATAAATGAATATTTTCAAGACGAAGATTTTCATGAATATTACAAAGAAAGATCAAAATGACAGATAAAACAAAAATAAATATACAAATGTTTAACTGGGGACCATGTGTTATTAGAATGAAAATAACTAATGATTTTAAAAATTTATTTATAAATGAAGCTAAAAAAAATAAAATAGATTTTAAAGATAAGTTAGCAGGAATCTTGGAACACGAAACAGGATATGGCGAAGAATCTAAAAAAGTTGTGTTACCACAATTATCACAGTGTTTAGGTATATATAATCAAGCTTATGAAAGACATGTTAATAAACCTTTCGAAAAACAACCAGAATATATATTAGCTTCAATGTGGATTAATTACCAAAAACAACATGAGTTTAACCCACCACACGATCATGATGGTAAACTATCTTTTGTAACTTACTTACAGATACCGGAAGAACTTAAAAAAGAAAACAAAGAATATACAGGTAAAAGTTGTGGACCTGGAGGTATACAATTTATGTATGGTGATGGTCCAAGAGATTGTGTAACTATTTATTCTGTTTTTCCAGAGGAGAATGATATGTTTATATTTCCTGCGTGGTTAAAACATTGGGTAGCACCTTACAAGTCTAATGTAACACGAGTTAGTGTTAGTGGTAATGTGCATGATTCAGCACCATTAAATAACATAGTAAATTTTAATAAACATTATAACGATAAAAAATAATGAATGTTTTATCGATATATGCTTCACATGATGGATGTGTGACATACATAAAAGATAATCAAATTGTGTTTCACACTCAAATAGATAGATACAATCGTTTTAAATATTATTCTTTTCCAGTTAAAAGTCTTATTCAAGAGTTAGAAAAATTAAAGATAGATAAAATAATTATTTCTCACTCTACTAATCATTCGATGACTATTTGGGATGACTTAATTAAAAATAATAAAAAATTAAAAAAAGCAGAAGAACTATATTATGGTGCCGAACACCATCATTTATTTCATGCTTACTGTGCTTTAACTTGGAATAAGAACATAAAAAATATTTTAGTTTGTGATGGCAAAGGATCTAACTATGGAGAAATAGTTGAGAGAGAAAGCATATTTAATTTTGGTAAAAGAGTAAAAACAGAGGCTAATGAAATAGGACTTTCTTATGAAAGATTTACAGGAGATCATTTTGAAAATCCTTTAGAGTGTGGAAAAACTATGGCATGGAGTTTACACGATGATAGGCCAAAACACATACAATTAAAGTTTGAATCAGAAATGAACACATTAATTAAAAGATGGAAATTAAAAAAATCTATTCTATTTACAGGAGGTTGCGCTCAAAATGTTTTGTATAATTCAAAACTAATACGTAAGTTTAATACTGTATTCTGTGATCCATTTAACGGAGATTTTGGATTAAGTTTAGGAGCAGCTAATTATTTTTTAGATAACAAAGTAATAAATAAAGAAATATACTTAGGCATACCACAAGAGTTAGATATAAGCACTTTTTCAAAGCATAGTATTATAGATGCAGGGCCAGATGAAGTAGCAAAAATTTTATTAAAAGAACCTGTAGCAATTTTTCAATCTAGAAGTGAACAAGGACAAAGAGGTTTGGGTAATAGATCTTTACTTATGAACCCTACTCACAAAAATGCACACGATAAATTAAACGAAATAAAAAAGAGAGAATGGTTTAGACCATTTGCTTGTTCTATTTTAGAAGAAAAAGCATCTGAATGGTTTAATATGACAGTCAATCGATCTCCACATATGATGTATGTTTTTGATTTAAAAAAAGAAAAAGATGGAATATTAAAAGCAGGTCTAGCCATAAATAAAAAATGCAGAATACAAACAGTTGCAAAAAAAGATAATTTACATTATTATAATTTAATAAAATCGTTTGAAAAAATAACAGACATTCCAGTTTTATTAAACACGAGTTTAAATTTACCTGGAGAGGTTTTAGTAGAAACGATAGAAAATATGAAAGAACTTTTTATAAAAAGCAAATTAAAATATATTTATTTCCCAGAAATAAATAAATTAATAAAAAAATTATGAAAAATAAAAAGCCAAAATGGGATGGAAAATCAAGGGTTTCCAACGATTTATACCGTAAAAGGTATGATGAAATATTTAAAAAAGTGACGGACGATAATGCTGAAAAATTTGTACACAATCAAGATAGAGAGAACGAAGAATACTTAAAGGAATTAAAAGAAAAGCTATGACATTTGGTTTTGGTTTAGGTATGTTTTTTTACAATGCATTTTGTGTATTGATAATTATGTTGGCCATATATTATATAATAAATAGACTATAATGTTAAAAAGAATACACATAAATCAACATAAGATTAGAAGTAATAAAAAACACAATTTAAACGAACCAGTTATAACTGTTAAAACTTCTAAATCTAACGACTATGGACATAAAGTAGAAATACTTGGTCCAAGTAAAATTGTATATAGTCCCGATAAACCATTGTCTTGTGGTGCTAAAGTTTGGATTGAAACTGAGGCTGAAGTAAAAATAGCATGAAAAAAAATAATAAATACACCTATATCACTGGCACACGTATCGAGGACCATGGAACACGGCTCTATGATGTAAATGGGACTAGACTTCCTAGTGTCACTACTATATTAGGACGGACCAAGGATCAACAATTTATCAAAGACTGGAAGGCCAAAGTTGGAGAACAAGAAGCAGAACGTATCAAGAATTTATCTAGTAAGCGAGGGACTAGTATGCACAAATTCCTGGAGTGTCACGTCACGGGCGTTGGCTACGATGATCTTACAGGGCTCGGACAAGAGGCGAAAGCCATGGCCCAAAAAGTTATTGATGTGGGTCTTACGCCAGTGGAAGAGTATTATGGTAGTGAAGTTACGTTATACTATCCTGGGCTTTACGCTGGGTCTACTGACTTGGTATGCAGTCACAATGGCAAAGATACTGTAGTAGATTTTAAACAATCAAACAGACCAAAAAGACAAGAGTGGATCGAAGATTATTACTTGCAGATAGCAGCATATGCCATGGCACATGACTACGTTCATGGGTCACAGATAGAGCAAGGTATAATTATGGTATGTACTCCTGACTTATATTACCAAGAGTTTGTAGTAAATGGGGCAGAATTAAGGCAAGCAAAACATAAGTTTTTAAAAAGATTAGACATGTATCATGACTTAAAATTTGATGAGAAAGAAAAAGCAAACGTAAAAATAACAGAGGAGGACTTTAATGCAGGATAGATTATATCAAGTGATGGCAGCTAGATACCAAGCTGAGATTGATGACGCTAAGTTTAAGATTAGCACGTTGGTTGACAGGCTTACAATTATACCAGAACATGTAGATATTACTGGTGAAGTTGACAAATTGTTACACAAAATTTCATCTGCTGAGGATAGAATGGCAGCAATGCGTCGACATTATGGCAAAAAAGAGGCAGAATAATTTGTATAAGGGATCTAAAAAGTTTAAAAAGTTTTTTAGTAAAAAAATTTTGAAAAAAAAGTGTAC